GATATACCACTCCTTGTTTCCAATTAGGTTCGTTATCATCATAATATTTTATTATTGCATCACACAACTTTTTAGAAATATACCATCCTCCTATAAAAGTTTTATCTGCAAATTTATGTTCTTTAATCATTTTTAAAAATAGTTAACATTAATATTTATTCTTCTATTATCATCTGTAGGTAAACTACTTGCATGATCTTTACTAGGATCAAAAAACACTATTCTATTAGCTTTAGGTTTTACTTCTTTTTTATTAAAATAAGTTGAACCATTGTTGTCGTTTACATACAAAAGACATCCTTTATGTTTATAAGGATAATCTTTATGAAATCTATGCGTCTCTTTTTTACCCTTACTTAAATATAAATTACCTTTAACTCTAATAAGACTTTTACTTTTTATTTGATTTAAAAATTTTCTAAGTAGATTAAAGTAATTACTGTTTACATATAATTTACTGTCATAAAAATTGTGTGTAAAATAATATTTATCTTCACTATCTTTTGAATCAGTTATATATCTATTATAATACCAAGGAAAATCACCTCCAAGCATAATGTTTTGTATTTCTTTAAAATACTCTTTGTCTAAAAAATTATCAATTACCTCAACCATTATTTATAATTCCTTTTGGAAATGCTGTCATATTCCAGTGAATAAATCTAAATGGTTCTTTACCATGATCAACTGAAAACTCATGTTCTAAATAACCAGGGAATATTATTAACACTCCAGGTTTTGCAACAAAGTTTAACAACTCTATTCCATTCTTTAAACTATTAACTAACTCTGGTTTCATTTTTAATTTTGTGCAACGTGCACCTGTCTTTGGTTCATGAAATACTGGACAAGATGTTTTTTCACTAGCTTTTAAAAAATAAAAACCTGATACATGTTGATTCCAATGTATATGTGCATTGTGATGCCCACCCCCTTTTTTAGCAAATTCTTGAACCCACATTTCAGAAAATACTAAATCATATGATTTCATATCATATCCATGTTCATCTAAAAAATCATAAGATCTTGAACCTACATATTTTCTAAAATCCCAAAAAGAGGTATCAACTAATAATTGTGTTGAGTGATGACTTATTCCAAAGTCGCCTGTCTCTTTTATAATTTTTTTATTTCTTTTTCTAGCCTCTCTAATATATTTATCAGATGCTTTATTAAGTGATTTAACAAAGTCTGGTTTTTCTTCCCACCAAATAGGTGTTTTAAAATGTTCTTCTTTGTTCATTTTATTTATAAGGTTTTCCTAAGTTCCATAATACTAAAGAATATCTAGTGCCCTCTGTTACAGGTTTAACTCTGTGCCAAACAAAAGAAGGAAAAACGATAATAGAACCTTTTGTTAAAATATTTTTAGCTTGTTGTATGTGTTTTGATTCGTCTCTCATATAAGGATCGTAGTTTCTAAAATCAAACTCTAACTCTCCACCCTTATAATCTTTTTCATCAGATAATTGACAAGTCACAGACAGTTTTCTAATTTTACCATTTTCATTTGTTTTGTTAAAACTATCACAGTGCCAATCATAAAATTGATTTAGTTTATATTTTGTAAATTGAAAATGCTCAGATTCATCCCATTCAAAATTCCAACCTGCATTTATATTAGCTTTTTTAACATAGGGTATTACCTCTTTATATATCCAAGCATCGTTTAACCATACTAAATCTGATTTTCTTTTACGTTGTAAATTTTTAACTTCTTCTTTATTTAATTTTCTATCTACAAAATCACCAGTTCTAGCCATTACTTCTTTTTGTGAATTAGCATAATTAATAACATCATCACAAAAACGAGGAGTTAAAACAGATTTAAAACACCAATAATAATTATTTAAATTCATTATGAACCTGTATATTTAATGGTTAAAATAATATTCATATCGTCACTTTTATTATGTGAAATAAAATAATCCAAACAACTTGGAATCATAACAAATTTATTGTCTTCAAGAGATATATCCCACCAATTATCTTTGTTGTTATTATCATCATAAAATATTCTTAAATAACAAGAATTAGGTTCTATTTTAATACAATATAACATCACATAGTCACAATCTTTTGATTTTAAAATAGGAAAAGAGGATTCATTTGGATAATAAATATTACCAAAATATGAAGTATTAAAAATTTGTTTTTTAAAATTTAAGTAAAAATATTGTATGATGTATTTATTTAACATGTCAAAAGGTCTAGAAAAATTAAAATCCATTTTACAGATTTCAGATTTAAAAATATCAATAGCTAAAGACACCCTATCGATTTCAAATCCTTTTGGCATTTTAACATCGCCATAATAAAAATTTAATTCACTTAATACTTTCTTGTGCATACCACATACCACTATATATAATTTTATGGGGTTTGCAACTCCCAACTATTATTATCTGAATTATAATCGTAATATTGTCCTGCCGCTTCTTGTTCTGATGTAAGGGCTGGTTGTTTTGGAGTTTCTATTATGTCCCAAGATGTAGTGCTTTCATTCCATTGTCGCACATAATCATGGGTTGTGCTATTTGTTTGTTCAGAGGTTAGACTAGGTTTTGGTCCAACAGGAGATTCCCATTGAGCCGTAGAAATATTTTTAACCCAAGAAGGAAAAGGTTTTTCTGGCCAAAAAATTTGATTTGTAGAATCCCACTCATAACCTATCCCTGCAAAATTTCCTCTAAATGCTTTTGATTGATCTGGTCCTAAATCAACACCATCATTTATCCAATATTGATTAAATTTAGTGTTATAAGAAGTTTTAATCCAATTAGCAGCTGGCCAATTACCATTTTTCTCTAAAAAAGCTTGACCAATAGATTCTTGTTCAACACCATTTGAATCAACACAATCTGAGTTATTAACAGTGTTGACTGTTAAAACTAAATTTGTATCAGGATCTATTTTTGCAAAATGCGCCATACTTTATATTACTGGAATTTGTATCTTATTACAACTGCTCCAGATCCTCCTGTTCCAGAAGTCCCTCCATTAGGATCAACTCCTCTTCCGCCAGTTCCACTTCCACTGTTTGCAGGTCCAGCTGTTGTACCAGTACCTGGACCATTTCCAGTTTGACCACCAGAAGCACCACCGTTTCCACCACTTCCTGCAGATCCACCCGTTCTACCATCTCTGCCACCTCCTCCACCACCTGCAAAAGTTCTAGAAGATCCTAAACTTGGTACAGCTATACTAGTTGGGAATTGAGTTCCATTACCACCGTTACCACCATTACTTGGCCCACCATTTCCACCAGATCCACCAGATCCACCACCTCCGCCACCACCTTGTCTTAAACCTGGCAACGGGCCTGGATTGTTACCACCATTATTACCTTGAGTGGGTGTTGCAGGATCTGAAGTGGGTGGGTTATTACCTGGACCTGAACTACCGCCGGGTCCGGATCCACCGCCACCTGATCCACCAGCCCCTCCTGGGCTAGTTGCAGAGGGAGATGATCCCCCTGTGCCACCACCTGTAGAAGTTATGTTTGAGAATACTGAATCACCACCTTTATTGCCTACTTGGTTGTCACCGGCTCCAGATCCACCAGCTCCAACTGTAATAGGAAAAGTTCCTGGTGTCATTGTTAAATGACCACCACAAGTTGGAAAAGAGGATCTTACTCCTCCGCCTCCGCCGCCGCCGCCACGGTCACCGCCACCTGACCCACCTCCAGCGACTACTAAATAATCTACTTTATTAGGTCCACCACCTGTTACGGTAGGACCATTTCCTGCTGTAATTACAAAACAACCATTACCAGTAAACGTGTGAACTTTAAAATCTCCACAAGTAGTTACACATCCACCAGTTGCACTAGTAAATATGGGTGAAGGTGCTCCACCACCAAATCCTAATATTTGGTATCCAAAAGATTTGCCTTTTCTTCCTCGTGTATTTTTAGTGTTCTTACCGGATGTAAGTTTATTTTTAATATCTCTCATATTCTATTTCCTTATGCGTCGTTAGCAGCGTCAGTAGTAAAGAATAATTTGATACCCAATAGTTTTGCATCAGCTGTTAAGTCGTCTTCTGATACATCTCTTGATATTTGAAAGAACACCTCTTCATCTGTGCTAGGTGAACCTGCAATAGTTACTGCACCACTTTCTGCTGTGACATCTAAATCGTTTGCTGTTCCACTGTGAGCTTTTGCTGTTGGTGCAACTTGTGTACCAAAAGCTGTATTGATACTATCATTATCTGCAATCGCAACACCAGATAGTCCCCATGAAACAGTTCCTGTGTTTGTTGAGTCTGCTGTAAAGTAAGCTTGAAAAGTTACTGTGCCTTCATTCCATGATTTAGGAAAAGCAACAGCGAACTGTGCAAACTCATCAGAGTCTTTGTCAAAATTTAATGTTTTAATTTCAGGTCCATTTGATAATTCAACTTGTGCTAAATCTGCACATCCATTTGTAGTGTTTGGATACATAGCAGTTGCTGGAACCCAAATAGTTTCTTTACCAGCGACTTTAACTGCTGCGCCACCCGCTTGAACCACACCATTTCCGTTTGGTGCAATATTAATATTTCCATCTGCTCCATCAGTTATTGTAATTGTACCTGAATTAGTTCCAGAGTTTGTGTCTAATATTAAATCGTGAGTGCCACTCGTTGTAAGTGTAGCTGCAGCAGCACCAGTTCCAATTCTAGTTTCTCCAGTTCCTTTTGGTTTAATATGAACATCAACGTTAGTTTCCCCACTCGCACCAATAATTGGTGGGTTTCCTGTTGCACCATTAGTTACTTCTAATTCGTTTACTGCTGAAGATGTTGTTTGAAATATAATTTGTTCGTTTCCATTTGCATCTGCAATAAAACCTGCATCTGCAATTTTTGGAGCTGTTAAAGTTTTGTTTGTTAAAGTATCTGTTGATGAAGCTGTAATAAAACCTGTATCATCAATATCTGGGTTAACCCCATCATTAGCTGTTGCATAAACTAATTTAACTGCTCCTGGAGCAACAGTTACGCTGTCTCCAGATCCTGATACATATTTAAATACTACGTTTTGTGATCCACTTGTTGAATTTTTTAAAATATAAAAATCTTGAACATCTATTGGAATAGTTACGTTTCTAGAACCTGTAAGTGATCCTGTAAATTCAATAATTCTATGTGCAAGAGTTGCACCAGTTGATCCATCTGATACTGATAAAGTCGTATCACCAGAGTCTGATACGGCTTGTGTTGTAAAACCACCAGCTATTTGCTCAATGAGTTGTAAGTTTGTATTAGTTTTTGTTCCCCATGTTCCGGCGTTTTCACCAGTAGCCTGGAGTTCAATACCTAGAGGTGTAAATGTTGATGCCATAAATTTAATCTCCTATGCAGCGTCAGTATAACTTGTATTTGATCCTGTTGCAACATCTGTATACGAAGAATTTGATCCCGTGTCAACGCTAGAATATGCTTGAATTCCAAAGCCAGTAGCGGTACCAAAACCTGCTACAGAAGAAGTTATAGATTGACCTGTTAATCCCATAACATCTGCAGGTGTTATTGATCCCACACTAAATGTTGCAGAAACTCCTGTTAATCCCATAACATCAGCAGGTGATATTGAACCAACACTAGAAGTTATAGCAAAACTAGGAGCATCAATTATTGGATTTGTAGAAATTTCTGCAGTGCCTAAACTAAAAGTTGCTGAAACTCCTGTTAGTCCCATAACATCAGCAGGTGATATTGAACCAACACTAGAAGTTATGGATTGTCCTGTTAATCCCATAACATCAGCAGGTGTTATTGAACCAACACCAGAGGTTATAGATTGACCTGTTAATGTTCCTGTAAAGTCTGATTTAGCTGTAACAGATCCAACAGTAGATGTTGATGAGACTCCTGTTAATCCCATAACATCAGCAGGATTTAAAGTAAACATCCCCCAACTATTTTCACCGTAAGATGCATTACTCCAACCATTAGCACCTAAATTAGACTCAATTCCATCAGGAGCTTCAAGTTCTACTACTAATCCTGATACACCATAATTTTCAACTCCCCAACCATCTTGCCCCCAACCAGTATTTATTTCAGCTGATACAGTTACAGAACCAACACTAGAAGTTAAAGACTGACCTGTAAGAGTTAAAGTTATGTCGTTGAGTTCACCCCACTCCCCATCGTTCCATGATTTTGCACCCCAGCCTAATGTAAAAGCTTCTTGTGTGCCCCAACGACCTTCGCTCCAGGTTGTTCCTGATTGATTCCAAGTGTTTGGCATAAGGAAGAGCTCCTTATGCTAATCGTATGATTGCGTTGCTTGCGTCTGCTGTTGGAAACTGTATTGTAAAAGTACCACTAGTTACAGTTTTGTCACCACCGAAAGCGATAACAGCGACAGCTTTGTTAGACTGTGAAGAATTATAAATTAACGCACCGTTTGCTGTAAAAGAAGCAGATGAAAAACTCACATCTGCAAAATCACAAACTGCAGTTGAAGAATCTAATGTCGGTGTAACGCTTGTTAAAGATGCGCCACCTGAACTATATGCAGATCCAGATGTATTTGAAATTTCGTTTGAAGTTGAAAAAGCTGTTGTGCTAGCACCCAAAGATGCAGAACTTGTATATAAAGCTATTTTAAATGTATCACCGCTAGATGCAGTAAAATTATGTGTTCCGACTAAAAGTTCTTGTTTAAAACTATTACAAATTGCTGATGATATTGCCATAATTTATTCTCCTACGGGTTTGCTGATTTAACCGGTATACGAACAGTGCCATCAGTGTAGTCATCTCTTCGTCTTCTACCGACTTGCTCATTAGCAAACTTCTGTACCTCTTGTTTATATTTATTTTCATACAAAGTCAACATATCTATCGGACCTTTTAAAAAGCCATAAGCCTCTGATAGACAGCAATATAATAGACCATTTGGAAAATTAAGACTAATATAATTAGTATCATCATTCTCTAATAAAGCAGGCATTGCGTTATAATGAACTCTAAATTTATAAGTTGTGTCAGGAACAGGAGCAAACATCATTCTGCCAGAGGTAGTGTCAGATTCTCCTGTAGCACCACCAAACATTGCATAATATTTAGGTTGACCTCTTTTAGCAGATTCAGTTGAAGAAATATACTCTTGAAGATATGTGACATCTTTTTTTTCTAACCAAACATTAGCACCAGTCGTAGCTGAAGTTGAATCATATACCTGTATACCTCTTATAAAAACGGCTCCCGCTGGAGCATTAATTGTTTCTTGACCTGTAACTAAATTACCTATTTGTTGCTTTCTATCAGCATCAATCGGTAAATCTCTAAAAATTCTATATTGTGCATTTAAAATTATATTTTCTAAAACAGCATCTGTTAAAACATTAGAGTCTGTTTCAGTGTAACTTTTGATTTGTGTTTTTAATCCTGATGCGCTTAATCCAGCCATTATATTATACCTGCAACCTCTCTACAAATAGGGCAACTTTTTTTGTATCTATTGTGTGTGCCACATTTTACTGCTTTTCCATCAACGTCTGTGTATAATGGAACATCTGATTCTTTAGGATAAAGCATTTCTTCATGTGGATCCATGTCCTCTGGACACTTACATTGTTTAATTTTAAATAATCCACAAATAAAATTTTTAATATATTGTATCATGCTGTTACCGTTACTGGTCCTGCTGATGCAAAACCGCCTCCTCCAGACTCAGTTATACTAGATGTTGTAGCTGTTGCAAAGGTATATTTATCGTCGTTTACTTTAGTAATTAAATAACCTGCAGCTAAATTTATTGTTGCCGCTGCAACTC